ACTACGTATCGAAATGTTAGACGGTGGTAACGGAACTAGTGCTCCTAATGTGTTAGAAACATGGGAATGTTACGGTTGCTACTTAGAGTCAACAAACTGGCAAACATTGGACTATAAAGAACAAGGTCCAGCAATGATTGATATTAGTATTCGCTTTGACAATGCAGTGCAAAAAACTGGCGGAACAATTGGTTCGCAAAAGGCAATAATGGCACGACCAGGCGGCGGCAGCTTACTAGGTTCTTAATTAGAAAGCCCACTTGGTGGGTTTTTTAGTAGGTATTCATTAAGTATGTAGTTAACTATTATAATAAATACTGTATGGCTTTTACAAATACTAAAAATTTACATCCTGATACACATGTAACACTTCGCGACCAACAACATGCCGCGAGGATGTTTAACGACCAGCAATTTAGACTTGCTCCAAAGTTTGATTTTCAATTTCATGTATCATTTGGAATTAATACAGCCGCATTGAAAAATGCTAATATCTATACCAAATACGGTAATGAGATTAATATGTTGGTTAAAGGTGTAGATTTGCCTAGTTATACAATCACTGTTGATACTGCACATCAATACAACAGAAAAAAGAATATACAAACATTGTCGGCACTGGGCGAAATTACTGTTAAATTTCACGACGACAACATGGGTTTGATAAATCAGCTTTGGCAAAATTATTATTCTTATTATTACGCAGACCCTACCAGCTCGCAAAATCAGGGTGCCTATAACAGAAATGCCACAAAAAGTTCTAGCTATATCAATACACCATTTGGTTTAGACAATGGCAGTACCAATCCATTTTTTACATACATCAAGATTTATCAAATGGCTCGTCACGAATTTATTGGGTACACTCTTGTCAATCCTATAATCACCAGTTTCACTCATAACAAATTAGATTACTCTAGTAATAAGATTAGAGAACTTGATATGAAAATCAAATGTGAAGCTATATCATACAACTCAGGTGTTGTAGGAAACGGTTTGCCAGAAGGATTTAGTGCAGAGCATTACGACAACACACCTAGCCCACTTGGCGGAATTAACCCAGATCCATCAGTAGTTAACAACAGTATTTTACAATCTGATTCTGTAAATGCTGTTGCAGGAGAAATACTTAATAATACGGTTACTACAGTGAACACTTATCAGAACACGCAACAACCCCTCAATAATACTAATTTTGCCAGCGGTATTACTAATCTTTCTAATGTACAATCTATTGGCGGTCTTGCTGGAGTTGTGTTTCCGCAAGCGGCATCAGCAGTTAAATCCATAACATCTGCATTACCAATAAATTTAGGATTCTAAAATGTCAGTTAATACAAATTTACCATTACAGGCACAAACAACAGTTAGAGTAAAAACATTCTTTGACAATTACTATTCTACCCCAGTAAGTTTTCCTGCCGCTGAAATTGATGCAACTGTTGGATTTTTTACAAAAAGAGGATTTGATTTAAGCAGTGCTAGAAGTACTTCTATTGTAATTTTAAATCAAGCTCGTGCAGAAAATGTAAGCCCATTTACCTTACTAGATAGTTTGAAGTCATTGACTGATATACAACTTAGTCAAATCGTAGCTCAGGTACTTAATAACTCTAGAGAAAAAACTAGTTTATTAGGATACAGGATTAAACCAGTAACCGATACATACGAAAGTCGTAATATCCTAGTGTAACATGGCTACAAAATTTGCCCGTGGAAAATTTTCAATCAAGTTTCCAGAGAAATACGTAGGAACTAAAGCACCCACATATAGATCTAGCTGGGAATGGAGCTTTATGAATTTTTGCGACACAAATAAAAGTGTTTTAAAATGGGCCAGCGAAGCTGTACAAATTCCTTATAGAGATCCGCTAACTAATCGACAGACTGTATATGTCCCAGATTTTTTTATACAATACGTAGACAAACAAGGACGCATATTAACTGAGTTAATAGAAATCAAACCCAGCAGTCAACAGATTCTAGAGCGTGTTGGCAAAAACAAATACAACCAAGCTCAATTTATTAAAAATCAAGCCAAATGGAAAGCGGCCAATCTTTGGTGTAATCAACAGGGGATAAAGTTCAGGGTTATCAATGAAAATGATATCTTCCACGGTTCAGCCTGATAAGTAATAGTATGACTAAAAAACTTGAAGAACTATTAAACCTTCCTGAAAGCAAAAAGATTGTTAAAGAGGAAGAAAAACTTGCTAAAAAAGCTGAAGTAGCACAGCCCTTTATACGTGATATTAGTGAGTTTGATAAAATTTCAGCGGCTCTTCCTATGGTAAAAGGATTAGGTGATGCAGGCGACTCTGAGTTAGACGAGCTTGCAAGAAAGGCTACTGATGCATACGATGATATTATGGATTTGGGTATGAATGTAGAAGCACGTTACAGTGCTAGAATGTTTGAAGTAGCGGCCAGTATGCTTAAAAATGCTATCGATGCGAAATCAGCAAAATTAGATAAAAAGCTAAAAATGATTGATTTGCAGTTAAAGAAACAAAAGCTAGACCAAGATGCCAACAGCGCAGACGAAGGCGTAACACTTCAAGGCGATGGCGTTATTATCTCAGATCGTAATAGTCTGCTTGAGAAATTAAGGAATTTGAAATAAATATAGTACTAGGAACAGACCATGAAATCATTTAAAGAATACTTAATAGAAAGCAAGAAAGTTTACGAATTCAAAGTAAAAATTGCGGGCGATTGCCCTAAGGATTGCGGAGAACAAATCCAAGCAAGTTTAGCCGAATTCCATGTTGCTTCTGTTGGCAAAGGACGTAGTACTCCAATTCAAGAACGTCAAGTTGAATTTCCAGAACATAGAAACATGGCTATGACAGTATTTGATGTTACAACAAATTACCCTGCAACTAACGAACAAATTCGAGATAGAATTGCAACAGGACTAGCTGTAACTCATAGTCATGTAAAAGTTCGAAACATGGCAGAAGAAAAAGAATACGAAATTAATCACGAATATGATGCAAAACCAAACGGAGCTATTGTAGGCACAGACTATACTCCTGATAGTAATAGCGATTTGTACGGCGAACAATTTAAGATGAATTTCTTAAAAGACTTGAACAAAGAAAAACATCAAGGTACACAAGTAAAAGGTTACAATGATCAAATCTTAGCCGGTGGTGCTCCTACCTACGTTAAGGAAACCCCAGGTAAACAAGTGGAAATAAAAACAAAAGCTAAAAACATTTTCACTGGGCAAGTTAAACTACCTAAAGGAGTAAAATAATGAATTTAAAAGATCTAATTGCAAAAATGACAGCTATTGAAGAAGGCCAAGAAATTGCACCAACAAAAGATGATAAGCCATCTGATGCAGAAGGTATGATCAGCATTGGCGGCCCAATTCCAGATATGATGGGAATGGGACATCAAGAACAGCCAAAACAACAAGATAGCGTTAGCATGAATGTTAGCCTAAACGGTGCAGGTGCAAGCGGTGTTCGCGATTTGATGAATATTTTACACAACATTGAAAGTGGAGTTAAAGGATCAGACGATAATGGCGAGGAGCCTATTATGGGGGCCGCACACGATGCTATGTCACATGACGATAATTTTGATGAAGTAATTGACGACGAAGAAGAATCCTGGAGTAACAGCGCGAGTGGTTCATCTGGGCATCATACACATGGTGTTGATGCTGTTACATTCAGCGGCGACGACATGAATAGCAAGGGCAAAATTAGTCCTGTTGCTCGTGCTCCAGGAACAAACTCATTGCGTGAGCCTAGCCAGTACGACGAAAGTCTAGTAAATCGTCTAAGTGCTATGTATCAGGAAATTAAAGAAGCAGACGGTAAAACTATGAGCCGTGCCGCTAAGGGCAATGAAAAATATGGTAAAGACGGCATGCAAGCTCTAGCTAAAGCTGGTCGTGAAGGCAAGAGTCTGGAACCAATCAAAGCCAAATACAACAAATATGATGAAGGGTTGCCAACACAAAACTATCCTACAAATCCTAAAGATTTTGATAGCGGCAATCCGGCAGACACACAAAGAATGATTGCACAACCACATCAGGCAGTTGCAGATTTACAAATCCAACTTGGCAGAATTGTTGGATCATTTGGCGAAAGAAATGACCCAATGACTGCTAAAGCTCTAACTTGGATGGATGGCAAATGCGATGGTCGACTTGGCCCTGAAACTCAAGCAATGTCTAAAAAAGCCTACGAAGTTATCAATAACATGGAAAAAAGAAATCCAGCACTGGCCCAACGAATGCTTAAAGATTTGCAATCTGCCGCTGCCAAAGCCGATGTATCGCAGGGTGGTGCCAACTGGGGACCCAAATAATTCGTTGCAGTTAGCACTCTGTTCAACAGTGCCAAATAGCTCCTTTGGGAGCTATTTTTTTGTGTAAATAACAGTATGGCAAAATCACTAGACGGCGTCTTAACCAAAAAGTCGCATACAAAAGAAAAGTTCACAGAAGAACAAGTACAGCATTTATTAAAATGCTCGGACCCGTTGACTGGGTATTTGCATTTTGCACAAAACTTTTTTCACATACAACATCCTGTCAAAGGCAAGATGTTATTTGAACCATTTGAATATCAAGAACGCTTATTACAAAGTTATCATGACTTTCGTTTTAACATTAACATGCTACCACGTCAAAGTGGTAAAACAACTTGTGCGTCAGCATATTTGTTATGGTATGCAATGTTTCACCCAGATCAAACTATTCTAGTTGCCGCGCACAAATACACAGGCTCACAGGAAATTATGCAACGTATTCGATATGGATACGAACTATGCCCTGACTATATTAGAGCAGGAGTTGTTAGTTATAACAAAGGGAGTATAGATTTTGATAACGGATCGAGAATTGTTTCAGCTACTACTACCGGGAATACTGGTCGAGGTATGTCAATATCCTTATTATACTGTGACGAGTTTGCGTTCGTTCAGCCTAATATTGCAACGGAGTTTTGGACTTCAATAAGCCCAACACTAGCAACTGGTGGTCGTGCAATTATTACAAGTACGCCCAACAGTGACGAAGACGAATTTGCTATTATCTGGAAAGAAAGCCAGGACTCGTATGATGAACACGGTAACACTCGTGATGACGGGTTAGGTCGTAACGGATTCCACGGATTCCGTGCGGAATGGAATGAGCATCCAGACCGAGATGAGGAATGGAAACGTGTTGAAATGGGTCGTATTGGTGAGGAACGTTTCCGTCGTGAGTACGGTTGCGAATTCTTAGTATACGATGAAACACTTATTAATTCTCTTAAACTAGCCGAGTTAGTGGGCAGAGAACCCATGATGAAAATGGGGCAAGTTAAATGGTGGCGCAAACCCGAAGCTGGCAAATTGTACTTGGTGGCACTAGATCCTAGTTTGGGCACAGGCGGCGACTTTGGTGCTATCGAAGTATTCCAAATGCCGGAAATGATTCAAATAGCAGAATGGCAACACAACATAACTCCAGTACAGCAACAAGTTAAAATATTTAGAGACATATTAAAATTTATACAGGACGAAATTGGCGGTGAGTCCTATAACCAAATTTACTGGAGCGTGGAAAACAACACCATAGGCGAAAGTGCCCTAGTGGTTATTGATAACTTAGGAGAGGAAACATTTCCTGGGTTGTTTCTCAGCGAGCCGCTACGCAAGGGCCATGTTAAGAAATTCCGCAAAGGATTTAACACCACATTTGGCACTAAAATAGCCACATGTGCCAAGGTTAAGTACTTGATTGAAGAAAACAAAATGACTTTGAACAGTCGTCCACTAATAAGCGAACTTAAAACTTACATTGCCGCAGGCACCAGTTTTAAAGCTAAAGTAGGCGAGCATGATGACTTGGTGGCTGCTTTATTACTGATTGTACGTATGAGTTTATTGTTAGCAGAATGGGATCCGCAAGTTTTTGAGCTCATGCGAGTAGCTAGCGAATTAGATGAAGGTGCATGGGAAGCTCCGCTACCCATATTCATATCAACAGGTATCTGATAAATATAACATGAACACGAATTTAGATAAAATTGCTCTAGAACTCTACGGAAAGATACAAACACGGTTTCCTAACATTAAAATAGGTGACGAAAACGCCGCTGTATTAAGTAAGAAAACAGATATTCCTCGCGCTCGATTCTTTGAATTTGAATACGAAGATAACGGAAAAAGTTTAGGAACTGTGGCTATTACATTAGATGAAGACGATGGAATAGTTGTACAAGTAAGCGGAGATTTATCCGACTCTCGTCATCACAGTGCATTTAAATTTATTCGTAGCTTTAGAGATTTTGCTAAAAATCGTCTATTAAATTTTGACGTAAAGAATATTGGCAAAGACAATCTAGACAAACGTGATTATCAATACCAAGCCAAACCCAAGGAAGAACCAGTTATGCCACAGCCTATGACACAGCCAGCAACTCCAGTGAAAGGCAAAGCCGCCCCACAGTCGAGTATGATGGAGAGTAAAATGTACGGTACCACAAAGATCAGCTACCAAGATTTAGGAGAGGCACGTTTAGTTGTTAAACACAGCCAACCCGTTAACACAGATCTTGCCGCTGGTCGTACAATGCACATTGAAAGTATCTATGTTGAAAACGCGGCCGGCGAGCGTTTCAAGTATCCCGTTAAACATCTTAACGGTGCCCGTGCATTAGCAGAACATTTAAAAGCTGGCGGTATTCCTTATGATTCAATTGGCAAACACATCACAGGGTTAAGCGAAGAACTAGCACAACTACGTAAGTTTAAAGGCTATGTAGGACGCAACTCTGCATTGGCAGAAGCAATGGGCGACATTACCAATAAAGTGATGGAACGTATTGAACAAGTTAAAAAAGAAATTAACAGCTTACAACGTCCTAGTTACTATCAACAATTTGCAGAGGCATTTGAAGATCGTGAAGAGCAATTGATTCCAGAAGAAATTATGAGCGATTGGATTGATCGCTTGACAATACGCACATTCAATGAAGACTTAAAAACAGCATTTCCTTACATCTTCCGTTTAGTGGACGAAAGTGAAATTCCGGTGAAGGAATTAAATCCAGACGATTTATTAGACGAAGCTGGTGAAACACACGGTATGCAAAACGTTTGTGCCGACGAGTTTGATGTATATGAAACTGCTGAAGATGATATGTGGGCAATAAGCAAAGGCAAGCACGATGAGTCCTTAGATCCGTTACGTGCATTTGAAGCTAGCATCAGTCGTTTGTTAGGCGAAGATGAAGAAAGTCAAGAAGGCGAAAATACTTTGTTTAGTCCTAACAAGGCCACACAGCAAAGTGCTATTGACAAGTTTAACGAAATTATGAAGACTGAATTAAAAGGCGGTCCAGAAGGTATCAATGTAATTGATAGTTTAAAAGGTATCATTGATGATCCTGAATTCTTAGAAAAAATGAAAGACATTGATCCTGACTTAGATGCACGTGGCACTATTCAGGCAGAAATAAACGGATTAGCAAAAACTGATCCAGAGATTGCAAGAATTATTCCTCAACTAGATTTTAAAGGTACTGATGAAATTGGTGGTGCCGATGCAGGCGCAACTCCTCCAGAAGGTGCTGGTGCTCCACCGGCAGCTCCACCAGGCCCAGAAGCAGGTGCTCCACCGGCAGCTCCACCGGCAGCTCCACCAGGCCCAGAAGCAGGTGCTCCACCGGCACCAGGTGCTCCTCCAGCACCTCCTATGCAAGAAAGCGAAGAAGATCCGCCATTTGATCCAGATCCTCCTAGAAAGAATCCACCAGCACTGGCAGGCAAGCACGGTCAAGGTCCAAGTACAGCTAAACATTTGGCCAAAGCTGGAATGATTAAGGCAATACATACTGCTAAGAAACACGGCGCAAAACTAGATACAACACTGGATTTTGGACACAAGGAAATGACCTTGCATGACTGTATCGAAGAATGTGGAATGGATCCAAAGGACTTTGGATTTGACCAAGACGATAACGCATCAGGTGTTGAGCAAATGTTAAAGAGTGTTTCGGGATTTTGGAACGCAGAAGAAAAGAACTTTACAATCGGCGGCACAAGAGCCAAAACTAGAATTGTAAAAGATTTTAAAGACGGCGAATTTAAAAATGCTACGGAAGAAGATTTACAACAAGTGTTACATGCTATTGATAAAATGGATCCTAGCGAAGACACACATCAACAACATGATATCCTACGTTTAGCAGGTGTACGTGGTCATGAGCATGAAATGGACGAAGCAACTGATGAAGAAGATTTTGGTTCAATGATGCAACAATTTTTGTCTAAGCATCAAGGAGCAAATCCAGATGCAATGTTAGACAAGTACATAAAAAGTCATCCAGATGCTAAAATAACACGTAATAATACTAGCAGTGGATCTATCAACGGTGATGCAACAACATATGACAATGCTATGAAACAAATGCCAAAAGTTAGTTTTGGCGGCCAAGACTTTGATATGAACAAACCAGATGAGATGGGCGGGAAGATCAAAGGCATGATGGGCGGCATGATGGGAAAAATGCAAGGTCAGATGCCTGATCAAAATGTGCAATTTCCGGGTGGACAAATGAATCCAGCAGACATGATGAAAGGTATCATGAGCAAAATTAACTTTGGAGACAAATAATGAAAAAGAAAATTAACGAATCAGAATTATTGAGCAAGATATCAAGTCTGCGCGAACACATTGCTGTTATCGAATCCGAGCGTCAAACTCAAGAAGGTGTTTTCGATGCTATCAAAGGTGTAGGGCAAAAAGTTTTAGGAGCAGTAACAAATAATCCTTTAAAAACTGCGGCAGCAGGAACTGCGGCAGTAGGTGGCGCCGCGGCATTGGCTCCAGGTAAACCAGCGGCAGCTCCAGCAGGTACTACAGCTCCAGCAGCCGGTGCGGCAGCAGGCGGAAAATCTGATCCAAATGTAATGGCACTACAACAAAAGTTGATTGCGGCAGGCGCCAAGATCAAAGCTGACGGCATTATGGGGCCAGCAACTCGCGCGGCACAACAACAATTTCCTAATGTAACTACTCAGACTGATGCAGAAAAAGCGGCAGCTAGCGGAGAAGGCGCAGGTATGGTTGCACCAGCGGCAGCACCAGCGGCAGCACCAGCGGCAGCACCAGCGGCAGCACCTGCAACACCTGCGGCGGCACCTGCAACACCTGCGGCGGCACCTGCAACACCTGCAGGTATGCAAGCAGTCGGCGATGATGATGGCAATACTACTATTACTCGTCCAGACGGTAGTACAATGGTTGTTGGCCCAGACGGCAAACAAATTATGCCAGGATCTAATCCTAACTTGCCACAAAATAAAGGTGTATTAAACACTATTAAAAATGCGGCATCTGGTACAGGAGATTTTCAAAAGCCAACAGGATTTATTCCACCTACACCTGCGGCGGCACCTGCGGCGGCACCTGCGGCGGCACCGGCAGTTAAAGAATCTGTTGGTTTTAGAAACGACGAACTAAACAGAATTGTAAATTTAGTACATTACAGATAATTTAGGATTTCAATAATGGATGCCAATATTCTTATCGAACGTGCTCAAAGACTAAAAGCCTTAGTTGAAGCAAATATCAATATTGATGTGCGCGGTATACAACAAGATGCTAAAGTCAAAGCATATCAAGATGCAATTGCCGCTGGTAAATCAGAAGCTGAAGCACAGGCTGCAGAGGCGGCCGCCGGCAATACAGCAGGTGCAAATGCATTGGGCAAAGTGGATTTAAACAATCCATCTACATATATCAATCAACCTGGACAACAAGCAGGCCCTAGTTCTGAAGCACAAAGACAAGAATGGATGAAAGACCCAACTCAAGCGGCAGCACCAAAAGGAACTACTGCACCAGCAAAACCGGCAGCTAAACCACAAGGGCAAGCTGGTGTATTAAATGTTGGTAGTCAAGGTGCTGAAGTATCGGCATTACAGAAACGATTAGGTATTACAGCAGATGGCAAATACGGTCCGGCGACACAACAAGCGGTCATGGCATTGCAAAAAAAATTAGGAGTTACCGCAGACGGCGCATACGGACCAATAACCAAAGCCGCCCATGATAAGATGGCTCCTGGACAAGCTGCCAAACCGCTAGCACCGCCAACTAATACAAATGTTGCAGATGCTGGCGGCCCAGGGCACACAGTTGCAAACGATACTGCTCCTAAAGCAACAACTGACACTGCACAAGCAAATCAAATTCTTCAAGGAATACAAGCAGGTAGAATTGATCAAGATAGTGCCAAAGGACAAGCAACAATGGCAGTACCTGAAGTACCTGTTCCTGCTGGCAATCCTGGAGGTGTAGGAAAAAATCAAACACTAAAACCAGATGAGAAAGCGGCTGCGGAAGAAGCATTGAAAGATCCAAATGTTGGAGCTCGAGACAAAGCCTACTATGCAGGATTACTTGGAGTGCCAGTTCCAGCGCAAACTGCTAAACCAAATGTAGGAGCTCCGGCACCTGCGGCGGCACCTGCAACACCTGCGGCGGCACCTGCAACACCTGCGGCGGCACCTGCGGCGGCACCTGCAACACCTGCGGCGACACCTCAAGGTCAAACTGCTGGCGGTGCTAGTACAGCATACAGAGTTCGCACACCAAAAGGCGCGGCTGCTCAAAATCAACCGCAGGAAAGTTTGGATCGAATACTACATTTGGCGACATATCTAACATAATTTCACATTTAGAGCGATATTTCGCTTGCAGAACTAAATAAAAGTGCGTATAATAACATATATGCACTTTTTGTTTTATGTAGATCATAAAACATACAGGCAAAAAAGAAGTAAACAAAGGCTAACAATAGGAGATATATTATGGCAACTTTGGCAGAAATCCGAGCAAAACTAAAAGCATCTGAACAAAAAGGTTCAGGAGAAAGAACAGGCGGAGATAATTCAATTTATCCGTTTTGGAACTTAAAAGAAGGTAACGAGTCCGTTCTGCGATTCTTACCAGACGGCAACACAGATAACACTTTTTTCTGGGTTGAACGTGCAATGATCAAACTTCCCTTTTCAGGTATTAAAGGCGAATCCGAAAGCAAAAACATCACAGTACAAGTACCATGCGTAGAAATGTATGGCGACTCTTGCCCAATTTTGGCAGAAGTACGTGGTTGGTTTAAGGATCCAGCATTGGAAGACATGGGTCGTAAATACTGGAAAAAGCGTAGTTATATTTTCCAAGGCTTTGTTGCAGAAGACGGTCTTGATGAAAAAGAAAAAGCAGAAAATCCAATTCGCCGATTTATTATTGGCCCACAGATTTTTCAATTAATCCGTGGCGCATTGGTTGATCCAGAGTTGGAAGACTTGCCTACAGACTTTGTACACGGACTAGATTTCCGTATGAAGAAAGGTAGCAAAGGCGGTTATGCTGACTACTCGACTTCAAGTTGGAGTCGTCGTGAACGTCCACTAAACGACGAAGAACAAGCGGCTATCAAACAGCATGGCTTGTATAACTTGTCAGATTTTTTGCCTAAGAAACCAGGCGAAGTTGAATTGAAAGTTATGAAAGAAATGTTTGAAGCAAGTGTTGACGGCGAACCATACGACATGGAACGTTGGGGACAATATTTCAAACCAGCAGGAATGAGCCAAAATACTGGCGATCCTAACAAGTCAACTCCTAAAGCAAGTGCCCCGGCAGATGACATTGATCCAGATGACACACCAGCACCAGTTGCAAAATCTGCTCCTACTCCAGCACCAAAAGCTGAAGCAAGTGCAGGGGGTGATTCACGTGCCCAAGACATCTTGGCAATGATTCGAAATCGTCAAAAGCAATAAAAACACGGCATGGGCCTCTGCGACTTAGTCGTACGCCCGTGTTATCTATTTTAGGAGAACAATAATGGCAACAGCTAAAACAGTGAATAAACTTGGGGACAAGTTAACAAAAGTAAACGAAAACTTTACAATTAATATGTACGACAATGGCTTTATGGTAGAAGCTGGTGGACGTAACAAAAAAGGCGATTATGTAAACGCCAAAATCATGTGTACTACTGTAGACGAAGTTTTGTCTTTGGTACGTGAAGCATGTGAAATGGATCGGGACGTTTAATATGGCAAATAAAGCGTTTGATTTATCAAAATTTAGAAAGACCCTAACTAAAAGTATTGACGGTCTCGGAGTTGGATTTAACGATCCAACAGATTGGATCAGTACAGGCAATTATGCTTTGAACTATCTAATTAGTGGAGACTTTAACAAAGGTGTACCGCTAGGCAAAGTTACTGTGTTTGCCGGAGAATCTGGCGCAGGTAAATCATTTATTTGTTCAGGTAATTTGGTTGCTAACGCACAAAAGCAGGGCATTTATGTTATCTTAATTGATAGCGAAAATGCTCTTGACGAAGCATGGTTACACGCACTTGATGTAGATACTAGTGAAGACAAACTACTTAAACTCAACATGGCAATGATCGATGACGTTGCTAAAACTATTCATGAATTCATGAAAGAGTATAAGGAAATGGCGGAACGTCCTAAGGTCTTATTTGTCATAGACTCGTTGGGTATGTTGCTTACCCCTACCGATATCAACCAGTTTGAAGCGGGAGACCTTAAAGGCGATATGGGTCGTAAACCTAAAGCACTTACAGCTCTAGTGCGTAATTGTGTAAACATG